GTCGCGATTCGCAAACTGGAAAACGTCTTCCCAGCACCAGACGGCCCAAACACTGCCGCACGCAGTTTCGCGGCCGCCTTCGTTGCTTTCTGAAATCCTGCCATTTCTGTCCCCTTAGTAGATGAGCATTCCAGTATCACGCACCTCGACAATCTCGGTGCCACCTCCAACCAAATGACGACGCACGTAATACGTGTCGTGGTCAACTCCCTCTTCGACTCTCATGACGTGCCCACGCACCAGGTCGCCCTGGTAGTAGCACAGCACGTAGTCGCCTTCGGTCCATCTGCGTTTGTATCCGTCCCACCAGCCTGGGCTGGTGGTTCGAGCTCCGTATGTCTCAGTCATGCCGGCAATCGCACCAGCGGCTTCTCTGTCGTGTGCCATTCTGTTCCTCCGGTTTGTGAAAGCCTAAGCCCGTGGCGTTCACGGGCTCAGGCCATAACCGCATCTGCGAACGGGAAACGCCCAAACGAGTTTGGTGATGCGGCCAACGCGGCAACGCACCGCGATGGTTAGTCAGCCATGCCGGCTGCGAAGACTCGCAGCACGAGAATGGCAATGTCGATGATGATCTGTAGCAGGTGTTCGTTCATGGTTCCCTCCTTGGAAAAGCCCAGCGGCGTCCCTGCCGCTGCCTGAGAAACCTATCGGCATCGGCAGAACAAAGCAATAGCCAAATCTGAAAAAAACTCAGTGGGGCGAAAATCCACCTGGTGCTGGGCCTGGAAGCGTTCCAGCCGCTCGGGCCGCTGCCCGCTCGGCCGCCAGCTGCTGCACCTCATCGGCATCCAGCAGCCGCATCCGCTGGCCTGGCATAGTGCTCCACAGCTGGCCAGATTGGCACAGCTGCCGCACGCGGACCATTGAACAGCCCAGGATCTCGGCGGCTTGGCGTGCGGTGATCAGCGTGCGGTTGTCGTGTGTGATTGCCATGCTGGCATCATACCGATGCCGTCAAGAGATTCCAGAGCTGGCAGGCGAGCGTCAGTGGGGGAGGGAGCACCTCGCTCAAGCCTGCCGCTCCGGTTCGTCGTCTTTGCTGGCCAGCTTCACCAATAGCTGCTGGCGTTCTTCGAGCAGCCTGTAGATGTCGCGTGCAAGCTCGTGCTGTACCGTGCCAATAGATCGGCTCCACCGATGGGCGCGGTGTTCGATTCTGGCCAGGTCGTCACACGTCAGCGACAGCATCTGCATCGGTGGTTTCCCCGTGAAGGATAATGGCCAGCAAGCTATAGCTGGCCAGGTCTAGCAGCGTGTCACGCACGCCCTCATGCACCAGACGGCCAGTGCGGCAGTAGGTTCGAAGTCGCTGCACTTTGTCCGCAATCCGCACCATGCAGCCTCGCCACGGCTCAATGTCCACGAGCTCGGCCCCGTGGCGAATGTTGGCCAACGGGTCTTGCTCACTGCCGTAGTCCATGCTTTTGCTGCGATGCAGCTCTGCCATTTCGTCTAACAGCTCCGCAAACCGCTGGCTGCTGCGATGGGGCTCGAAAGGCTCGATCCAGCCGCCACGAAACTCGTGGATAGGATCGGCAACGTCGTCGCTGTCATCTTCTGGATCCGCGAGTACCGGATGCTCGTCATCCGCATCAATGTGGCACATGCGGTCGCCCTCGCAGCAGTCGCCGCGTTTGCGTGCCTCTATGGCTTTTCTCATGGCGGCGTTGGCAGTAAGCAGGGCATCGGTCGTGTCGAGGTGGCCGCCTGGTGTGTTGTCGCTCATGAGCTGCGGATCTCTCCCTTCTTCGAGATGCGGTAGTTGTCCACATCGAAACTACCGGTCTGGTCAACAGTGACCGTGGCGAATCCGTGATTCCAGCGGTTCACGCGGCTGTATTCCGGCGTAAGGTCGCACAGACATCCGGTCGACCAACAGAAAGTCTCGCGGTGCCACATGTCGGATTCCGCATGGCCGCTGGTGCGGTGGCCGTGTCCTTCCAGCACCGTATGCTGCAGCCGCAGAAAAGCACCGCGGGCCTGGTTCACCGGGCTGCTAATGCCACGGCCTTTCTCGTGGCCGTGCAGTACTGGCAGCTCGCCTACCATCACGGGCCGCTGGTCCTCGACCAACTGAATGTCGAGCTCGTCAAAGTCGAGCCACTGATCGAGGCCCATTCGCGGATCGTCGCTAATCTCTGGCGCGTGTTGCCACAGCCAGTGAATCCAGCGTTCTTCGTGGTTGCCAACTTTGAAAATGAAGGGCACATCTGGGAATCGCTTACGCAGCCACGCCAGCAGCTGCTTGGCCGCGTCGATCTCGCCACGGAAGTCCCTCTTCTTTGGATTCTTCACCCAGCGGCTGATTGTGTAGAAGTCGCACGTGTCGCCATTAAGCACCAGGGCGTCGATGCCGACGGCCTCGAGGTGCCGCACGGCGGCCTCTAGGGCACGCTCGTCATGGAATGGCACGTGTATGTCTGACAGGATGCCGACCGTCCCCACAACATCCAGAACGTATGGCTGCCACGGCTCGGCTTTGCTGGGCGGCATCGCAACCCCTTGGCCTGGCTTTCGCCCAGGCCGTGGCTTTGTCGCTGACCGGCGTTTGGCATTGCCATTCTGCCCGGTGGCCTGGCGAATGCGTGAGCGTGCCTGCTCAAGAGTCAGTGCACCGTTGGTCTCGGCTACCAGCCGCCTGGCCAGCGTGCGTGCTGGTGCCTCTGGGTGAGCGTCGAGGAGCTGGTGCACGAGCTGTGCAATCGGGCTAGCCTTCGGCATCGTCTGTCTCCATGCGGTAGCCGAGTTGCCACAGCACTGTGGCCAGTGTGGTTGCGACCTCTGCCACGTGTTCTTCGCTGGCGAATCCCTGGCACGCGTGCAGCAGTTCGTGGCAGATCGTGTCTAGGCGATCCAGCCCTCGCATACTGGTGCAGACGCTGACGCGTTTGCGATCGTATTCGCACAGGCCGCAGAGCTGGCGACGCTTCAGGCTGCGGAATGCGAGCTCCCACTGCTGGCCGCAGACGCGGATGGCTTGGCTACGTGGTGTCTTTGGCACGCTCTGCCTCCTTGCGAGCGTTGCTGATCGCTCTCCGCACAAGCATCCTGCCGACTGTGCTGAGATACGGCAGGCCGCGAGCAGTGGCTTCTTCCTTCAGCCATTCGACGATTGTTTCCATGTTGTGCTCGCAACCGTCGCAGCCCCATTTGTTCATCTGTGCCATACGGCCACGGCACTGACAGCCAGCACGCATGAAGATGCCGAACTTGCCAAGCAGGTTGTGCAGCTCTGTGCCAGGCCCGCGATGCACAGGGTCAACGTCTCCGCTGTATCTATCGCGCAGCATGTAATAGTCGGCGTTCTCAAATATCACATGCGTATCAGTCCGCTCAACGACATATGACAGAACATCGTCAATGTAACCATCTGGTTTGCTTGCTGCGGATTCGTGCAGAGCCTTGATGCTGACGCCTTTCACGGTGGCAACTCCTCGCAAAATGCTCGACACTGGCCATCCGCACAACACTCAAAGTCGCCAGACGCACAGTAGCAAATCGGAACAGGGCCACCGCCTGGGCATCCAGTTGAAGCTGCAGCTGCAGAGCATTCAGCCGCTGTCTCAAATGGTCCAGCAAACGGAGAGCCTGCGCAGTTGTAGTAGAAACCGCTCGTGCAACAGTCGTCATCGGTAATGCAACCGCAGCAAACGCAACGTGCCATATGTCACCCCGGTGTCGTCGCAGTCGAGCAGGTAGCAAATGGAAACGTGAGCCGCAGAAACTTCTGCGTCGCAGTCACAAGCGTTCTTGTGATAACGCAGTTTGTCGTATTGAGCTCCACCTCGATGTCGATGATCCGAGTTGTGCAGACTTCCTGCATTTCCCAAGAGACAAGATGCCAGACGTTGCTGGCATTCTTTGCGACGCCTACTTCGCCGCCAGCGATGCCACAGAAATAGTTGACGGCCGTGGCCGTGGCGTTGCTGTGTACTGGGTCAATGAACTCGATAGTCGCTGTGCTATCGACATTCCAGGTGCCAGTAAACGCTGCGATGCGGAAGATGTCGCTGTCGCCTGATTGGGCTACTGGCCGCTGACGCGGCCCAAACTTCAGCGGCCCAGCCCGCCGGTCGCCTTCTTCAACCTTGCGGACAACCTTCGCAATGCGTTCCGCAGCTGGTCGCGTGAACTGCACACGTTGAAGCCGTGCCGGTTTTCCGTCTGGCTTTTGGGCCACGGTCAATCCTCATAGATGGTGACTACCAGCCGAGAGCCTTCTACTGCACTTTTTGCCGCGTAGTCGCCAGGTGCCAGCCGCAGCACAGCGGCTTCACCAGCCTTCAGCCTAACAGCGTCATAGAGCGTGTTGCTGTCGAGGCGGCCAAAGCTCACGGTATGCGTCGTCTCGGTCGCGAGGCTGCGGCAGAAGGCCAGGCCCAGCGTGCCAATGTCGGTTGTGGTGATCTGCGTGGTAGTCGTGCCCAGCTCAAGCGTCACCGCGACGACGCCAGCACTGGCCATGTTGGCCGTCACGCCGCTCGCGGAAAAAGATTGGGACAGCGAGCCTTTGGAAATCTGACCATTGACTGTGTAGTTAATGTCCGGCATTGTCTTTCCTTAGAATGTTGGCGTGCCGAAGAACGACGCGAAATCCTGCACTGGATACGGCCGCCGCTCAAGAATGTCTGGGTCGCCATCTTTGAGATCACCGTCTTCGTCTAATGCCAACGGAACCTGCGACGGCACATCCTGCCCGTTGGTAGCTGATAACGGTGCTGCGTCAGTCACGTAAACAGGGGCTTTGTCACCTGTGCCACCTGGCTTGTAGTTGTAGCCAACATTTGGAAGCTTCAGAATCCAGGTCTCAGGGCGATACATCAACTCGACTGTGACTTCCCAATATCGGATCTCTACATCGTTCACCACTTCTGTTTTTTGCTGTGCACCAATGCCTTGGCATTTCCACGTGTAGGCTGGTGCACCAAGGTATGGCTGCGAGTTGATTGAGTTGGTGACTGCATTCGACAACGCAATCGGGTAGGTAATACGGTTGCCCGCGATCACTGCACGCACTTCTGAGGATTCGACTGTGAGTCCCTCAAAGTAGTCGCCAGCAGTGTTTACCAGCGGCTGAATGTCTTGGTTGTCTTCGCCTTCGTAGTACGTCAATGCTGGCTTTGTTGTGGTGGTCGAAGAGAACGACCACACGTCGGGCCGTGCCAGCGGGTTGGGCTCAAAGTCTGCATTGCCAACCTGCGGCACTTCGTAGCGATACGATACTTCTGCATGGTACGGCGTTGGCGTCGCTTCCTTGACGCTGCCTTCCGTGCACCGCAGAAACGGATACTCTGGGTGGAACGCGCCGTGAAAAATGCCGATCGCGTTCAAAATCGCCTGATTGCTTGTCGCTGGGTTGTCGAGCGTCACGCCAAACCGACGCAATGCAGTAGGCGATTCGCCAAAGCGATGGTCGAACGTCCGGCCCGTTAGCTCGCGAAAGCTGGTGACACTCATGCTGCGGCTCCCAGGATGTCTGCTGCAGGATCTGGCCGCAGCGTTTCGCCCAGGCGGTCAACTGCGTCGACTACTTCGCTGTTTCCGTTTTCGACTGCATCTCTGACGCCATTGGTTGCGTCGACTGTTTCCTGCGGTGCCTGCGGTGGCTTTGCAAACTCATCGCGGGTTTCTGCAAGCGTTTCGCGCAGGCCGGCAATGCCTTCCGCAAGAAAGTCCGTTAGCCCGCCTTCTTGACGCCTTGCGATTTTTGCCTCTAGCTCAGCGATTCTTGCTTTCTGCTCTTCTGTAGGATCAAACACCCTTTGCTGCCGTGCGCCACCAAACTGGCCGCCTGGAAGCATTCGTGTTCTTGTTGCCTGCTGGCGAACGCGCTCAAGCTCTTTTTCGTCAGCTGTTTTTTCGACAACGCCCAAGTTGCTGAGAATGGCAAGAATGCCATCTGCAATCTGCCCGAGCACTTCGGCAAGCGTTCCCAGTCCAGCAAGAAACGTATCGGCAAATGCGAACAGGGCATCAGTGATGGTCTTGGTTATGTTCTCAACGCCAATTTCTTTGACCATCTCCAGAATCTGAGTGGCAATCTTTTCGATCGTGGGAGCAAGGTAGCTGGTGACCTGGCCGACAATGCCATTAATGGTCGCGCCAATCTTCGTAAAAGAATCGTTCATTGCCTCAACTGATGCGACCTGATCGCCCGTCAGCACCAGCCCAAGTGCCTCCGCCTCCTCTCGCTGAACTTTTAGGGCTTCGGCACCTTGGTTCAGCAGCGGCAGCAGCTTGACGCCGCTTCTGCCAAAGATCTGGTTTGCCGCAGCTGCACGCTCGGCATCTGTTGCCAGCCCGCTAATGGCATCGGCAATCTGCTCGAACGTCTCTTCGGCACCTTGCTCGCGAAGCTGGCTAATCGAAAGCCCGAGCTCACCAAAGATGTCGGAATCGGAACCCTCCTCCAGCTCGCCCAGACGGATGGTCATTTTCTGCAGAGAACGGGCAAACTCATCAGTGCTGACGCCAGACAGCTCAGCCGCGAGACCGTATGCCTGGATGGCTTCAGCACTCACGCCGGTTTGTGCAGCCAACTTTCCGACTGCATCAATGGCATTGCGTGCATCATCAAACAGACCTTTGGCCGACGCGGCCGCACTGCTCAAAGCACCTGCCAAGGCAGTCACGCCGTCGATCAGTGCTCGGCCAATCTCGATCGTCTTTAAGACTGCCAAGTCTTTTGCAGACTTCTTGCCTGCCTCTGCCATCGAGTCCAGCTTGCTGTTGACCTCATTGACGCTCTTGGCGAGTCCGGCCGTGCTGGCGGAAATCTGCAGGGCCAGACCGAGTGCTGTGGTAGCCATTAGTCAGCACCTCCCAAACGCTGGATGAGCTGGTCCATTGTCGCCTGCAGCTGCAGCTCGTGCTGCGGTGCACGCGTGATAGGAACGAAGTCGGAGGGCTTTGGGCGTTTTCCGACGCGAGTGTGTGGAGCTAGCACAGCAGATGCTATTGTCCCAGCTTGATGCCACGGGTCGTCTAGCGGGCCACGAAAGTGAGCAACGTAGGCATACCATTCGCTGAGCTCGCGGCTGTCCATTCGCTCGCATAGTTCTGCCACCGTCATCCCGAGATGCCCGGCCAAAGCAAAAAGAAATCGTCTGCTCGGCCGGGCGTTCAGTTTTTTGCCAACTCGTCCACTTGGTCAGCTGTCAAAGCGTTTCGCTCGCGTGCGAGCTCAAACAGTCTGTTGACCACGCTGGCGTCCTGCTCGGCCAGCTGTGGTACCTCCGCATCCGAAAACAGGCGATTGCCATTTTCGTCGCACAAACACTTTGCCAGGAAAACGCTGCGGAAGTTGGCAACGCCACCTTTCCCCTGCTTTTCGATCCAAGCCAACTCCCACGCGTCACGCTCGCCTGCGGTCATGGTTCGAAGGAAAACGTCGACTCCCCACTCTGGCACAGATACTTTCTGCAGGTTTTTCTTACTACTCGCCAGAATCGCTGCTTTGATGTCCATCAATCCCTCACGTGATAATTGCAAACTCTGCGGCGTACACTGTGACGCCATTCAGGTTTGCGCTTGCGTTCACCT